ATGATAAGCAAGAGTTGTTCCAGCTGTTCCAGCTGAACCAGTTCCTGTAATTGTTGCAACGAATTCTACATTAGAACCATTTTTAGTAGTGTATTGAGGATAGAATGTAGCAGAACCTGAATGAGTAAGTTCAAATGCTCTTACACCATTGAAATCGGCATCAGAAGGAAGTGCAACTGTTGCAGTTCTTAACTTACCTGCTGCATAAGAAGCAGATACAGTTGAATTAGATAAATCAAAACTAATATCAGCAAGAGAAGCTGAAGCCAAAGTTGCTGCTACTGCTGTACTTGCATTATTAATTGTATATCCAAAACGACCTGCTCCATAAAGACCGCCAGTAGTATCTTGAGTAGAACCCAATTTATTACCCGCAGGAGATAAAGAATCTTTACCATAAGTTCCGCCAGTACCAAATAGAGAAGAACCTGTAAAATCAGGATTTCCAGCTGGGTTTGAACCATATTTGAAATCCATATAGAAAATAAGACCTGAAGGTAGGTTCATTGGTTGCACAGAAACGAATTCTTTTGCTGCAATGCTACCGAAGATACGTCTTACGAGTGGAAGTGCAACACCAGCCCATTCTTCAGAACCTGCTGAAGTACCTGTTCTTGTTGCTTCATCCAATAATTGCTTAGCTTGGTTTTCTAGCATAACTGCCATACCATGCTTTGTGGTTTCAGAACCAACTCCTTCAAGAAGGCCGGTCTTTTCCCATTTTGTTTTTAGACCACGAGTCTGCTCAAGCATTACGCTTTGAGGATTTGCTCCGGTCATAATTTTTTTAATGTCCATTTTAATAATAATTTTTTAGTTAGTTAATTACTTAATAATTCCTGCTAGCTTTTTGAATCTATCAGCGAAATCAGTACTTTCAGCAATTACTTGCTTTTCAGTTTGTGCAGGCTTAGTAGATTTAACTGCTTTGCTTGCAATTCCTTCTTGAATAGATTTTTTAGCTACTTTTGTTGATGCAGTATTTGAAGTGTATTTAAAGTTTTCTGCTAAAGTAGCATAAACTAATTTAACTTCTCTTACTGATTTTGTTCTATCCAAAGTTTCGATAACTTTAACTTTCTGTTCGTTGGTCATGTTATGAGCTCTGAATAATTTGTTTGCGAACAATAGTTTCGCATTTAGAAGATTAACTTCGTTGATGGTTTTTTGAAGAGATTTGATTGTAGCGTATGCTTCATTCAATTCGTTTTGAAGATTTTCATCTTTTTTCTCATCATCACCTGCTAAGTCAGCTTCCATTTCCTTAAGGATTTCTTCCAAATCAATAACATCTTCGGAGATGCTATCTTTATCAAAAGAACCTGTTGGTGCTTTACCACTAGCTTTAGTTGGGTCTTCGTTTTCAGTTGCTACAACTACTTTAGGGTCTTCGCTTTTATCAGTTCCTGCTTCTGCACCATCGGTATAAGTTTCTTCCATACCATGTTGGTCATCATCTGCTGGAGCTTCTTCAGCACCTTCACCTTCTAATTGAGCTTCTAGTTCTCTGATGATTGCTTCTAAATCCATATCATCGTTATCATCATCTGATTCAGTATCTTCTTCTTCATCACCGGTAACGTCATAGTCTTCACCATCTTCGTCACCCATTTCTTGTGAAGGATCCATACTGAATTCATCTGACATATCATCAGAATCATCACCAGCTTCCAATTCAGCTAGTCTTGCTTTTAGTTGTGCGATTTCATTTGCTTTATCAGCATCTTTATCATCACCACCAAAATCAGGCATTTCTTCTTCAGAAATATCCTTTACTTTTTTGTAATCGCTTACTTCTGCTCCTGCTGCAGCGCCAGATTTTTTAACACCAACTGAAAGGTCGGTATCTGCATCTAGTGTTGGCTGCTTTCCAGGAGTCTCAGCTGCGTTTACTCCAACTTTAGAACCGATATCTGATGAATCAAGTTCTTCATCCATTCCATCTTTTTCATCATCAGCTGCTTCAGCTTCTGCTTTTAGCTTTTGAGATAGAATAGATTGTAGGCGAGGAGTAAATGCTTCTTCAAGAGCGATTTTTGCGTTTGCTAGAGCGGTTTCTTTTACGGCTTTAGCATCAGCAATTGCTTCTTTCAACAATTTTGAATTTGCCATTTTTTTCTCGTTAAATTTGCTTGTGAAGTTATTCGTGTGGGAACTTCAATGTATAATTGTCGGTTGTTCGGTCACACCTTATAGAGAAGGGTATTCATTAACCAACTAAATCTTATAGAATCTCATACAAAATGAGATATTTGATAATATATATAAAAATTTTAAAGAAAACTAAAGAAAACTATTAAAATAATTTGTTTTTTCTTTTAGCTTCTTCTCTTT